GTGATAAATGTCTTACCAGTACCTGCTGCACCATGCAATAGCAAGTTCTTACCCAGTTCATAACTCTCAAACGCAATGGTTTGATTGTCTGTCAAGGGTTTGATAGGAACCATGTAAGAAGAATCAATAGGTTTCTTCCTCTTCATTTGCTTTGCACTCATACCATTAGGATATGTTTGGGGAGTACCAGTTTTCTTTCTTGCTCTTGCCATAATTTAGGTGTAACGACTCAGGTTTGCACGAGGGTGTGCTTTTTGAACTTTGGACATGACTTCTTTGAAACCATCATCCATTTTAGGTGTAC